GTCAACAAATTGATAAACATTATTCCGATTGGTTATATATATGGAATGAATTATCTCTCCCTCGCGGAATACGTTATGCATATGATTCTATGGTTGGTGCTGACCGTGATGCATTAAATAATGCTACATATGCAACATCAACTGATATAACTACTTTATATATACCGCTTGAATTCTGGTTTTGTCGCAATATTGGCTTAGCTTTACCTTTAATTGCTCTTCAATATCATGAAGTTAAAATTAAAATTGAATTTGAAACAGCTGCTAATTGTTTATATGCTCCAGGAGCTACTACAGTTTTAGATATGTCTGCATATAAATTAGATAATCCTAATTTATGGGTTGATTATATTTATTTAGATACTGATGAACGTCGCAAATTTGCTCAATTATCTCATGAATATTTAATTGAACAATTACAATTTACAGGTCAAGAAACTTTATCAACTAATGGTGCTCGTGTTAAATTAAATTTTAATCATCCATGCAAAGAATTAATATGGGTTGCTAAAACAACAAATTTAGCAAGTAGATGGTATAATTATACTTCGGATGGTGGTCCATTACCATTAAATAATCAAATAAATGATATTGCTGGTTATCTTCCTACTGTTGCTACAGCTACTACTTTAACTAGTAATTTCTTAGTATCCAGTAATATTGGTGATTCTGCTTTAACTTTACAATTAACAAGTAATTATATGCAAGATAATTATATACCTTATGTTGATCATGTTACTACAAATATTGTTAATCCTTTCAATCAATGTTTATTACAATTAAATGGAAATGATCGTTTTAATGTTCGTGATGGAAATTATTTCAATTTAGTTCAACCATATCAACATCATACAAATATACCTCTTAATAGAGGTATAAATGTATATTCTTTTGCCCTAAAACCAGAAGAGCATCAACCATCAGGAACTTTAAATATGTCCCGTATTGATACAGCTATATTAGATGTTAAAGTTAATACTAATGTTAGTGGAAATATTAATATTTATGCTGTTAATTATAACGTTCTACGCATTCTTTCTGGAATGGGTGGTTTAGCATATTCAAATTAAATTTAACTATATACATTTTTTTTCTCCTATTATAGTATAAAGAATATAGCATAAATGGGTGGTGGTCTTCTTCAACTTGTTGCTTATGGTGCTCAGGATGTTTATTTAACTGGCAATCCTCAAATAACTTTTTTCAAAGTTGCATATCGCCGACATACAAATTTTGCATTAGAAGCGATTGAACAAACTTTTAATGGCAATCCAAATTATGGTTCTCGTGTAACTTGCCAAATTTCTCGCAATGGTGATTTAATTAATCGCATGTATTTACAAGTTAAACCAAGTGCAGGTTCTAATTATGTAAATTATTATGGTCTTCGACTTTTAAATTATGTTGAAATTGAAATTGGTGGTCAAAAAATAGATAAACATTATTCACATTGGTTATATGTTTGGAATGAATTAACTTTACCTAAATCCAAACGTTATGGTTATAGTGAAATGGTTGGTGGTTTAGGAGCTGATTCCGTTGCAGGTAAGACTTTATATATACCTCTCGAATTCTGGTTTTGTCGCAATATTGGTTTAGCTTTACCTTTAATTGCTCTTCAATATCATGAAGTTAAAGTTAATATTAATTTTGAGACTGCTGCTAAATGTGGTGCTGATGCTAATGGAACTATTAATGCATCTTTATGGGTTGATTATATTTATTTAGATACTGATGAACGTCGCCGTTTTGCTCAATTATCTCATGAATATTTAATTGAACAATTACAATTTACAGGTCAAGAAGCTATTGTATCTAGTTCTGTTAAAACTAAACTTAATTTTAATCATCCATGCAAAGAATTAGTATGGTTCATAGCTAAAGATTCAGATACAAATACTGCAAGTGTTAATAACTGGTTTAATTATACAACTAAATCAACAGCTGTTGATAATAAATTAACTAATAATGCTGCATTAAATGAAACTTTAATGCAAAGTGATATAAATTATGTTGCTAAATCAAGTAGTGAACCATCAAATCCTGTTAAATCTGCTAAATTAGTATTAAATGGAAATGATCGATTTTATGAACGCCCTGGGCGATATTTTAATTTAATTCAACCTTATCAACATCATGAAAATATACCATCAAATGCAGGTATAAATGTTTATTCTTTTGCCCTAAAACCAGAAGAACATCAACCGTCAGGAACTTTAAATATGTCCCGTATAGATACAGCTGTATTAAATTTAACTTTTGAAGCTGAAATATCAGGTGGATATAAAGCTTCTGATTATACCTTATTTGTTTATGCTGTTAATTATAACGTTCTGCGCATTCTTTCTGGAATGGGTGGTTTAGCATATTCAAATTAAATTTAACTATATACATTTTTTTTCTCCTATTATAGTATAAAGAATATAGCATAAATGGGTGGTGGTCTTCTTCAACTTGTTGCTTATGGTGCTCAGGATGTTTATTTAACTGGCAATCCTCAAATAACTTTTTTCAAAGTTGCATATCGCCGACATACAAATTTTGCATTAGAAGCGATCGAACAAACTTTCAATGGCAATGCTACATATGGTTCTCGTGTAACTTGTCAAATAACTCGTAATGGTGATTTAATTAATCGTGTATATTTCGTAGGTACTATAAAAAATACTAATACTGCTATTACAACTAGTAGTGTAAATAATGAATGTATTGCTCTTGTTCCTTATTTTGGTCTAAAATTATTAAAAACTATTGAACTTGAAATTGGAGGTCAAAGAATTGATAAGCATTATTCTGAATGGTTATATATATGGAATGAACTTTCACTGCCTCAAGGAAAACGCGATGGATATAAATTAATGGTTGGTGGTGATAAATTAAATCGTTCAATTGTTCTTGAAGCTACTCAAAGTTATTCAGTCTATGTTCCACTTGAATTTTGGTTCTGCCGCAATGTTGGTTTAGCATTACCATTAATAGCTTTACAATATCATGAAGTAAAAATAAATATTGAATTTGAAAATGTATCAAATATGGTTGATACTGGTGTTAATTATTCAGATAGAGCTTTCAAATTAACAGATAATGCTAATCCTCCTGTTCTTTTACCTAATGATCAAAATACAAATGATAAATTTACTGGTGGTACTAATTTAGATTTATCTGCTTCTCTATGGGTTGATTATATCTTTTTAGATACTGATGAACGTCGTCGTTTTGCTCAATTATCTCATGAATATTTAATTGAACAATTACAATTTACCGGATCTGATACAGTTAGTGCTGGTGCAAATTCTCTAAAAAGTATTCGCATGAATTTTAATCATCCATGCAAAGAATTAATATGGGTCATTAAACCAACACCAAAAGGTGTTTCTAGACAAACTATATATTGGAATAATTTTACAGATCGTAATAAAGATAATCAATATGTATTAGCTAAAAACCCTGTTACTACAGCTAAAATACAATTAAATGGAAATGATCGTTTTGCTGATCGCAAAGGAAATTATTTCAGTTTAGTTCAACCTTATCAACATCACGAAAATACTCCTGATAATTTTAACACAGGTATAAATGTTTATTCATTTGCCATAAAACCCGAAGAACATCAGCCATCAGGAACTTTAAATATGTCTCGTATAGATACCGCTGTTTTATCAGTTGCATCAAGTGTTGATGGATCTATATATATATATACTGTAAATTATAATGTATTACGTATATTATCTGGAATGGGTGGTTTAGCTTATTCTAATTAAAAATATTAAATAAAACAAGTATATTTTTTTTCTTTATCATCAAAAAAATGATTATTATCATTTATATGATTTTTCTGATTTTCATATAAACATTTATGTTTTGTTGCTTCAACAGTTAATTTTAAAAATTCTAATTCGCGTTTATTTGTCATTTTTTTAAGTTCAATATCATGATTAATTTTTATACGATTAAATTTAATAATATCCTTAATGCGAATATTTTCAAAGATATTAATATCTTTAATTTCTTTATTCATATTTTCAACATTTTCAACAAGTTTATCAAATAATTCAACAGTTAAACTATTAGACATTGTAAAATAATCAATTAAATCTTTTTGTTTATTATAAGAAATTTTATAATTAAATAAAACATCATGAATATTTTTTAGCTTCTCCATATTCTCGCGATAATTTCTAAATTTAACAATTGAACTTAAAATTGTTAATAATGTACCTAATAATAAAGAAATCATATTAATAATTAATGATATTGTGCTAGCTGAAATAATTAAATTCATTTCAGATTTCTCATTATCATTTTGATAATTAATCAAAGTTAATCGAATTGCTTCAATAAATGTTGTAATAGTTGAAATTATTAAAATTAATAATGATATACGATTATATCTAAAATAAATTAAATCATATTTTGCAGATATTATATATAAAGATGTTGTAATTTTCTTTTTATTTTCTTTTATAGTTTTATATAATTTATCTTTTCTATAATTAATATCATTATATATATCACTTGATTCCGTTTGTGATACTGAATTACGTTTATCATTAAATTCATATAAAGTTAATAATCTATTATCCTGAGACATAGGAGTTAAAGGAGCATTAACATTAACAAGATCACCTCGAAGCATTGGTGATTGTTGATTATTATCCTCAATTAAAACAATAACTTCATCATCTTTTTCAGACATTGTATTAATTATTAAAAATAAATAAATTAATAATTAGTATTAATACAATAAATAATAATAATATTATTATAACATCTTTAATTGTATATGGTCGTTTAATATGATGATTTTTATTATATAATTGATTAACAAGAGCAATTGCATTTGCTACAGCTGTTTCAATTGATGTAAAATGATATTTAACATTGCCATTATGTGTTCCTAATGTATAAATATTATCAGATATTTTATTATTCATATAACCATAATTAGTAGCTTTAATAAATGCTTTTTCAGTAGATTTCCATTCTCCATTACTATAATAATTATTTAGAAATACTAATGTTGGTACTGGTATATTATTATAAATTTCATTTAATTGTCTAAATGTTTCATCAATTAAATCTTTTTTATCACTACATTCATTTGCAGTTTTATTTATATTTTTACTTTTAACATCAGTAATAGTTATAACACAACTAATGACCGTTTTTGAGTTTTTTTCTTTAAAATTCATATAATCACTTAAAACAACAGCACCAACACCCCAATTAGTATTATTATGAAATCCATAAATTTTTTTATTTAAATTTAATTTAAAATTCCAATGAAATGTAATAGAAATATTATTAATATATGCAGTTTCTTTTGCATATATATCTAAATTTTTATTAAATAATTGTTTAATATTATCTGATGATTTTTCAACAATCTCATTTAAATTTATTGGTGGTATTGCTAATATTAATTTTTTAGCATAAAAACTGCCATTATTTGCACTATTAATTTTAATTATTGATTTACTATTATCAATATCTGTTATAGTAGTATTTAATTTAAAATTAACATTTGCATTCTTTAAATAATTTTGCCATACAATAAATAATCCTTCATCAGTTGGCATTTTAGGTTGATATCCATTATATAATAATGTATCATTCAAAACACTAAAAAAAGAATTTAAAGAAGTTTTATCAAGATCACCACCATCCATTAAACGACTAGTTCTATTAATATAATTAACAGCTTTATCGCTAAAATTATTAATAGTTAAATATTCATTCATAGAAATATTTTTAGCATAATTAGGATTACCAAGTAATTTAAAGAAATCAATTGTCATAATAAAAATTTCATTCATTGAAAATATATTTTCTTTCATAGTAGTTTCATATAATATTTCTAAAAAACTCAAATTAAATTTAACAAAAATATCTGAAAATTTAATACCAATTATATTTAATATTGTTTTAAAATTTAAATAATTACTAAAATACATTCTTGGACCATGTTCAGAAAAATAATATTCATTTTCATATTTTTGTCTATTAACTTTATGACAACCTCCAATAACTTTATCTTTATCTATAATCATAATTTTATCATTTTTATCAGCTAATGTTGCAAAAGTTAATCCGGCAGGTCCTGAACCTATAATAATATAATCGTATATAATCATTATATAAATGAAATATTTTTTAAAATTAATAAATAGATATGAATTTAATATCTATCGAATTAAATATTTTATTAATTGCTATTTCTTTGGCTGTTATATATGCAATAGCACCAATAACATATAAAATATTAGTTATTCATAATAATATATCATTTGAGACATATTTATTATTATCAACATTTATTTTATTTTTGTGTAGTTTATTTTATTCACTTATGTTCCATAATTATATAGATATATTAACAGAAATAACAAAAATAAGTTCAGATTTATTATTATTATTTATAATAAATATTTTTATTGTATCATTTATTAGTCAAATTTTATTTCATTATGCAATTAAACATACATCAAAATTATCATTATTTACAATAATAACCGGATTTTATCCATTAATAACAATGATTTTATCAATATTATTTTTAAAAGAAAAGATATCATTTAAAATATTATTAGGTTTTGTAATATCAATGATTGGTATTATAATTATTTTTATTTAATTAAAACATTAAAATCAATGATATCGATAATATCATAATCAGAATATTCACGAGGACATATAATATCTTTAGTAAGTTTATTATCATTAGAATATAAATATTTTTTAATATTAATATCAGATAATACTAATACTGTATTATTAGGTACTATTACTTCCATATCTCCTTTAGCTAACGAAATACCTTCAACAAATATTATAGGTGTTCCAATTTCAATTTTAAAACGACATATAATTCTATTATCTGGTTTTGTATATTTATGTGCTTTATCTATAAATAATGATGTTGATAAAAAATATTTATTTTTATAACTATGATTTTTATCAGAAATAATATTATTATAAATATAATTTATTTCAATACCTCTATATACATATAATTCTTTTTCAAGAATTGGTGCTTTTTTAAATATTGTATTTAAATCAGATATATAAAGTTTTAAAATATTTTTATAATCATCTTCATTAAAATCATTATTATCCAATGTTTTATTTTCAATTTTCTCTATTATATCATGATTATGTTTAAAAATTTTTAGCATTTGTATTTTAAATAAATAATCTCTTAATTCATTACTATAAAACATATGTTTTCCAGATTTATCTGTATGTTTTATATTATCATTTATATCAAATCTAGATGATGTAATATATCCATTTAAAAAAATATCTCCTCTATATGTGTAATATTGCAATGTTTTAATTTCATCATTATTTAAAGAATTTAAATACTCATCATTCATTTTAATAAAATCTTGGATATTAGCCATATTATCAGCATTATTTTCATTTAAATAAATATTATTATCATTATTATAATTATTAAATTCAATATTTTTCGATTCTTTTTTAGTATCTGATAAAACAATATTAGATTCAATAGCAAAATCAGAAAAAGTAATTCCATAATTAAAATTGCGCATTTCTTTTGGATGTGCTAATAAAAAATCATCTTTATTTTTTTTATATTCTTTTTTAATTTTATTACATTTTATATCATTTTTAGATTTTTCAATAAAACATTTTAATTTTAATTTACTAGAATCATTTAAATCATTTAATAGTGCATCATTATTTTTGCAAAAATCATAATGATCATCATTAATATATTTTCCTCTATCTAAAAAATCCATTAAATATATATATATATACTATTAAATATATATATTTAATTAAAATTATGACATTGAATTATATTATTTCCATTTTTATGAAAGTCATTTAATACTAAACAATCAACGGCAACTTCCTGCATTAATTGATATAATATTAAAATATTTTTCATTTTTTCAATAGATTGTTTATAAATAAATTCATCTATATTAATGACACCTGTTGCATCTAATGGTTGTTTTTTAGTAGTTTTGCCAACTTTATTTAAAACTTTTAATTCTGCTTTTAATGTTTTGAGCATCATCTTTTTTTGTTCATCATCAACAATTTCAAGATTGGAGTAATCTTCATTTTCTTTTTCAAGTGCTATAATTTGAGATCTATTAGCTTCTTTATTCTTTTTTAATTTTGTTAATAATTTTTTGTTAGCTGCTATTTTAGCTTTATTATTTTTAAGTGCATCTTTATTTGCATTAATATCTCCTTCAATTTCAGCAATTTTATTTTCAATTTCATTTATTCTATCTAAATTTGCACCTGGATCATTAATTATTTGTGGTAAATCACTAATATATCGATGTATTGTTACGTCCCAATCTTTTTTATTTAAATCAGCATGAGAACAAAGACGTGCAGCACGTCCAATTGTTTGTTTATCACTAGCCCAAGTTATTAAAGGTTCAAAAATATGAATATGTCTAACAGCTTTAAGGTCAAGACCTTCATTATAACTTTGAGAAGCTAAGAATAATTTAACATATTCGCCATGTTTATTAAAAGGTGCATTATATAATTGACGTAATTCGCTCATATCTTTATCTTTATTATCACTTAATTGAGTAGTTATAGCTAATATATATCTAAGTTTTTTATTACTTTCTTTTGGATTATTAAAAATTTTAACAGCTTCACGAGGTGTTAATTTTTCATAACCTAGTTTATCTAATTCTTTGGCTATAGCTAAAATGCCATGACCTCCATAACCTCTATTTTCATAAAATGCAGAATAAATATATTGTTTTTGTTGAGAATATTTATCATCAGTAACAGTTGTTATTAATCTATCTAATTTAGCACTAAAATCATGTAATGATAAACCTTTTTCATAATTAAAAAGCATATTAGAATAACGACGAGCAGCAGCCCAATATTTATTTAAAGCATTTGCTTTAGATAATTTATCATAATTTTTAGCAGTTTCTTTAACTTCTTTATAAGCTGTTATATATTTTTCAAATTGTTTTGTTGACATATTAATATATTGAGGTTCATTATTAATAACAACTGGAAATTTACTAGTATCACCAGACATATCAAAATAAGATATTAAACCTCGTGTTTTTTCTTTAAATAGGTCAGGTTTATTAATATCATCATAATCAATAGTTGGTGTATCGATATTTTTAACAATATTTAATAATTTCATAATTTCTGATGGATTATCGCCTAAAGTTGCTGTTAATATAAATACTTTTAATTGAGGATTTTTAGAACTCAATAATAATTTTTCTAAAAATGCATGTTGTTTTTGTTGTGTTTGCAATGGTCTAAATAAATTATGAACTTCATCAATGATTAAAACACATTTATTAATATCTATTGATTTATTAATAATTCTATTAGCTAATTTTGCGAAAGTTAAGAATCGAATATTTCTTGAATTAAATTCTTTTGTAATTTGTTCTATATTTTTATTATAAAATCGTGGATATAAATTCATTAAACATTTCATAAATTCGTGTGGTGGATTACTTGATAGAGCAGGTATAGTACTACAATAAATTATTTCTTTACCTGAATCCCAAAATCCATCAATAATAGCAGCAGCAGTGCAAGTTTTACCACTACCAGTTGAATGCCATAATAACATACCTCGTTTAGGTGAATCATTACTAACAATTAATTTACATATATTATTAACAATAGATTGAGGAACGGTAGGTGGTTTATTAATTTTATTATTAGAACTAGATGAAATAGATTTTGATGAACTGCTAATATTAGAACTAATAATGAAAGAACTAGATTTATTAGTGTTGATAAAAAAATCGGGAAAATAAATTTCATAAATTTTATTCATAGCATTATCATCTTCATTATGTAAATTATAATATTTTCTATATTCAAGTAATAATTTTTCATTTTTCACATATTTTTTAAGTTCATTATATTCATCTTTAATATTAGGATCTAATATTTTGATAATATTTTGTAAATATAAATAATGTTCTTTAATTATATCAGAATTATTATAATTAAAATAATTTGGAAAATAAGTATAATATAAAAAGTCAAAATCTTTTTGTTCAACACATTTATTATAATTGTCCTTAAATTCTTCAAATTTATTTTTATCATATATATGCCTCATTAATCCTATTATATATGATTCATTATTTGGATCTAATTTTGTAATCATAATAGGAACATATTTATCATAAATATCAGCTAATGTATTATTATAATAATAAGTTAATTCTTCATTAAAATATTTTGGAAAATATCCTCTATATAATTTATGTAATTTATCTTTATCATCTGATTTATCTTTTAAAGAATTATTGAAATCTAATTTGAATGTGATGAAAGAACCAGGATTATTTAATAATTTTATAATAACATCTTCATCATTTTTAATATTTGGATTTAAATTAATAATAAAATAAATTAAATAAAGATAATAAATTTTATTAGCTAATTCAATAATTTCATCTTTCTTTCTTGAAATTTTAAAATAATTAGAAAAATATTTATAATATAATTTATAAATATGTTTATAATCATGATCATATTTTTTTCCTAAAATTTTTTTACGCAATTCAGAAATATAAATATTATAATCTAATTTAAACATATCAAAATCATTTGGATCATCTAAATATAATAAAATTTCATCTTTTTCATGTAATGGTGATAATTCAATTATAATATATTGCACATATTCAATATAATCTTTATAATGTTTAGTTAAATAATCATCCTTTGGCATTATTTCAATTGATTTACCTAAACTAATATTATCTTCATTTGATGTATCATCATTATCATCAGGATTACATCTATTGCCCTTTCCTATTAATTCTAATGTTTCTGGTGCGTCTTTACTATTATAAAAATCATATAAGGATTTTTCAAGATTGTTTATATCAATTCCAGCATTAGGTGAAAAAAAGTCAGATGATTTTTTTTTATATTTGTCATAATCTTTATGAACTTCCATTAATTTTTCTTTTGATATACAATCTCTAGTAAATTCATTTATTTGTTTAAAAGCACATTCTGGATTAACTTCGCATTTTTTTTTAGCATCTTTAATATTTTTCTTAGTTATACTTCCATTTTTATAATTTTTTTCACGTAAAAATTTATTACTTTCTAATAACATCCCACATTCCGCATCTACTTTATCAACCCAGCAATTACCTTTATCAAATGTATTATGTCTATTTATTGTTTGACCAACCCAAAATCCATCAGCTTTATCACATCTTTTTGAAGTATAAACATCTTTATAATATCTTTTATATTTATCTTTCTTATAAGAAACATCAGGTATTAATAATTTACAATTTTTTGATTTATCAAAACTATTATCTTGTTTAAATTTTTCTACATCTTCATATTCATATGGATTTTTATTTGGACGTTCATATTCATATACAGAAATATCATTACAAGTTTTTTCTCTATTTAAAAGTTCTTGTTGTATTCCTTTATAACCTTTATTTTTTGAAGAGTTCATAATCTATTTTATAAGCATATAATAAAAATAATAAGTATTATAAAATATGTTAAACATAATATAGAAGGGTTAGGCATTATATGAATTATATTACTTGCTTCAAATAATATATCTGATATTTCATCTAATCCAATTTCAATCATTGTATGTTTATTTTTAATTAGCCATTTGCAAAATTTTTTTTTATAATGAAATGGACGTTTTTGAATTATATTTCTTTTCAATGTAGTTGTTCTTGATAATAAATAAACAGCAACTGATGCTGTTGTTGGTTCTAACATACGAATAGTTGTTATAAACATAATTTAAAACAACTATATAAAAATAATCACATTTTTTTATTATATAGATGGGTCATATAATAATGTTTCTAAATATTCAGGTAATTCTTTACATTTCTTTTTAGTATATTTATTTATTATTATTATTATTTCATTAATATCTGTAATTTTAAATTTATGATTTTTAGCTTTTCTGCTAAACCAATTATTTTTACCTTTTCTAATATAAATCTTTAATTTATCTTCTTCTGTTATATCATATTTAACATCTAATATAATACCTTCATTTGTTTGTTTGAAACCTTCAATATGAATTGTTCCATTATGTTCTTTATCATGACATTCTTTACAAATATTAACCAAATTATGTTTTTTATTTTTATGAAAATTCTCAAAATAACCATTATCATTACTAAAAGTTTGATAATTAATATGATGTGTATCTTCACTTTTATTTTTATTACAAATTTGACAAATATCCATAAATAATGATGAATTATAATTAGATGTTTTTGTTTCCACTAGTTTATTATTAATTCCTAATATTTCTTTTCTTATTTTTTCTGCGTTTGTCATAAAATTTAATGGCATATCCAATGATTTACAAACTTCAATTCCATAAATATTAGATCCCTGACCTTCTTTTAATTTCCTTTCATATATAATTTTATTATCATTTGTAATTTCTATATGCATATGATAAATCTTTAATTCTTCTCTAT